GGGTTGTTCCGGTATTTTCCGGTTAACCGTGCATGATCAGGAGTCGCTATCTCCGTCAACGTCCGAGGTCATATAGTCATAGCGGTCATCACAGCAATCACACTCTGCTGTTACCTTTATTCGTGTGGTCTCTGGTGGTATTACTACCTCTATGACGTTTGTTGCTCCATGGAGGTAGGTGACTTGGCTTTCTGACTTGATTCTGATTCCGTCCTTGTTGTAGAATCGGACTGTGAGCTGTGATTCCTGTCCCATTTTTCGTTGTGGACGCGCAAGGCTTGTTCACACAATTGGTTGAGGAACCCGAGTGCTCTTTCTGGTGATGACTCGTACGTGGCTTTGAGTGCTTCGAGGATGTTGTCGTAGTCCTCTGGGGTTGCTTCTCGTCTTTGCATTCTTGCTTTATGTTTTGGGGCGGGGGTGTTACCACAACCCCATCGACCAGCGCCCTTATCTTGATCTCCCTCACGTTATTCCACACTATCGGGATCTCATCTATCTTGGTCGCGGCGCCGATGGCGGCGCAGCGCACCCTAATTTCTTCGCTGGTCATGTTAAGGTCCTTAGCCACAGCGTCGAGTATCATTTCTTCATCCTCAACTGCCTGCGGCCACGCCTGGCTCATCCTAAACTGTTCCTCCCCGGTGTTTCCTTTTACCTTCGTCAGGCCCGTCAATTCCATCATCTTTCTACACCAATCTCCAATGAGCGGGGTTCTGGCATCGGTCACCAAGTAACCAGCTGCACGGTTGTAAGCTGATTGCCTAGGATCGACGCCCCTGCTAGCGCTCAAGTGTAGTTTTGGTAGAGTCCTTTTGACGCATTGGTACGAGCTTCGGCTGGTAACCGGATGGGGGAATACCCGCGACAGCATAGTTGTTCTGCTGTTCGCATCGTTGACCTGAGCTTTTACACTCAGGCCCAGTTCTCTACAGGTCTCCATGAGAGCGTCCTCGAAACCTGGTAGGTTTCGCGAGACGCCATCATCTCCTGCATACAAGCCCAGGAGTTTGTAGGCCTCCATGGGGCCCTGCCCCAATTTCCTGTATGAGCAATAGTTGACGTAAGCATTGATCATGGTATTGGCATCAGTCGTGATCGGCGATCCTGACCTAGTGCCAACTCCCGCTGCGTATCTAAAGCCATTCTGAGACACTGCCGTTTTCCTAAATACCTCGTTATAGTGTTTGATTAACACTGGCACCTCGGATTCTGTGACCCATCGGGTGTAGGCACGACGCGCCACACCTTGGAGCCATTCGGAAATTGTTCCGTCAAATCTGCTGTAGTCAGTTTCGACGACGGAAGTTACGCAAAGGGTCGCTAACCGCTTCGCTATCCCAGTTGGCGTCATCCCTGGCCCGTACCAGGGTTGACGTTTCAGATTTTGCTCTTTGAAAGCGTATGTAAACCTTGACATTCCTATGGTTAGGTCTGTTGCACACGTTGTTATTATGCGGGGGTCGGTGACATTCCCGTATGCTTCAGCCTTGATGAAGGTCTTCAACTTATTCTTCCCTCCCAGCCCCAGGTAATGCATAGCCTGCTCGGTTCTGCTCTTCTGGGCTGGTCTGTTCTGATGTTTTATTACTTCATCAAGGTCAATTGGTGTTCCTATGCCGGGTTTGGGTACGAGGAATTCGACGAACTCCCCGGCCCAAGTCTCGTAAACTGGTGGTGGTATGGTCCTATTAGCGGTGTTGGTAACCCTCCCGGTGACTGCCGCCTCGTCCGAGTCCCTACATTTTGATGCGAAGAGGGCTGGTTCGGCTACTAGTGGTGGTGATACCGCTAGTCCTACCTCCTTCTCCTGCTGTAGGGTTGCTGTGGTCAAGGGTCTATACTGTGTTATGACGGCGTTTGTTTTAACTACATTTGGTCTGTAATTTATGTCCACACCGCCCACAGTCAACAGTTCGTATAACAGAGAGGCCTCAACCTTAGCTGTATTAGGAAAGGTATCCTGCACGAAGATCTCTATATCGCCCACTGTGAATGAGCTAGATTTCGATCTTATACGTGAGATGACCGCCTGGAGAGTTCGAGCCGGGATGTTCACAGATTCACGAGATCCGTTGAGTGCCATGCTAATCTTGCCCTCAATCGGCTCGTAGACCGTGTTCACACCCTTGCTTGTATAAAGGCGCCGCTTAACCGATCCCCCCATTGGCATTACTGCCGCCAGTGGGCCTGGTATTATAAAGGTTGGTATTAGCATTATCATGCGGTGGTCTGTTCCCTGCCCCTGGACAACCCTCTGCTCCACGTCATAGACGACTGCGTCGCCATTGCTTAGTGTTGCAGTGAATGTGTCCTGGTCATAATTCCAGATCCGATGTTTATACTTACCCCCCCCTGCGACCTCATATACCACCTCATCGTTTTCAATGTGGTAGCAGCTGTCGACCCCCCGATGGGCTGCGAATTGTGGTACTACGGTGTATAACACAATGGGTAGCCCATGGCCCATGAGTGCATTGATGTTAACATAGTAGTCGACATCAGTTAGCACCAGAACATGGTCTGCCTCCATTATGTCCTTCCGCTGCGCAACCTTTAGGTCCTTTTCCCAGTAAAACGTCCTCTCACCCGAGTCGCCACGCACTTGGTCAGCACGTGACATCGAGATGTGGTAAGGCCGCTTCCCTGCCAGTTTAATAACCCTTGATATTTCTGCGTTCATCGACGTTCTCTCAGACGCGGCGCTCCCATGTGTATGATTCCTGGGGCTGCCTATCAAGGGGAAATCCACCAATTTTAGAACTGGTCGCAAGTCGACCAGTCGTGTGCCATAACGCTCGACGAGTTCAGAAAACAGTTGGTAATCGAACTTCATCCGCAGCTGCACGGTCCAGTATGCCAATTCAATGCGGCGCAGCAAGTTGTGACACAAGTTTGCTCCGTTGTAGATGTCCGCAATGATTAAGATCAGGAGCCATCCCGACACACACAACAAGATGTTGTACGCGCCGGATTGGATTGCGGCCCACAGCCCTTCGGCCATGCAGCCCACAACCCATTTCTCCTGCCTCCTCTGCCAGGATGGCTGGAAGAGGCACTTATAGTAGACAGTATCTGGTGGGTAACACGACATGTTGGCAACAAATCGTGGTT